GTTGTAATTGATAATATTTATAATAAAATAAATAATATAGCAAAATGGCAGTATTAGACCCAAACGAAATATTTTTCACAGCGTTTGAACCAAAACAGGCGAACCGCTTTATCATGTATGTTGATGGTATTCCATCTTACGAGATTAAAGGTGTAAGTGCTGTATCACTAACTCAAGGAACTGTAGCCTTAAACCACATTAACGTTCAACGTTTTGTAAAAGGTAAATCTACTTGGGGACCAATTACATTCACATTATTTGATCCTATTACACCTTCAGGTGCTCAGGCAGTAATGGAGTGGGTACGTTTACACCACGAATCAGTAACTGGTAGAGATGGCTACTCCGACTTCTACAAGAAAGACTTAACTTTCGACGTATTAGGACCTGTAGGCGATATCGTTTCTGAATGGGTTATCAAAGGTGCTTTAATTACCGAAGCTAGCTTTGGTGATTATAACTGGGATACTGTAGATACTGCTGTTGAAATCACAATGACAGTTCAACCAGATTATTGTGTATTGAACTTCTAATAGAAATTCAAATAAATTTAAATTTGAGCTTGGCTTTGTCCAAGCTCTTTTTTATTTTAATATGTATAATAGATAAAACTAGTTCTAATTAAATAAAAATTTATGGCCGAATTTAAAATCCCAACAGAAGTTGTTGATTTGCCCTCAAAAGGTAAATTATATCCTGAGGAAAGTCCTTTAAGGAGTGGTACTGTAGAAATGAAATACATGACCGCTAAAGAGGAGGATATCCTAACTAACCAAAACTTTATTAAAAGCGGTATTGTAATTGATAAATTACTCCAATCACTTATTGTAAGTAAAATCAATTATGATGATTTACTAATTGGTGATAAAAATGCTATTATGGTAGCTGCTCGTATCTTATCATACGGTGCTTCATATGAGTTTGAATATGGTGGTGCTAGACAAAATATTGATCTAAGTAATATCGACTCTAAACTCCCCCACCCAGATTTTGAACAAGCTTCAACTAATGAATTTGTTTACACTTTACCACATTCTCAAAATGTAGTAACTTTTAAACTTTTAACTCACGGTGACGAAAAAACCATTGATCAAGAAATTAAAGGTTTACAAAAAATTAATAAAGAATCTACTAGTGAAGTAACAGTACGTTTAAGTCATATTATCACTTCAATTAATGGTTCTACTGAAAAAAGAGATATTAGAGAGTTTGTTAATAACTATTTCTTAGCTAAAGATGCTAGAGAATTTAGAAAATACTACAACGAAATCTCCCCAGATTTAAATTTAAATGTTACTTTAATTGATTTTAATGGCGTAGAGGAGGACGTCGATTTACCCATTGGGGTTAACTTTTTTTGGCCTGACGCCTAATTATCGAGCAAGTATTTTTAAACAGATCCACGAAATAGTATTTCATGGAAATGGGGGTTATGATTGGGGTACTATTTATAACATGCCTATTTGGTTACGTAATTTTACATTTAATCAAATAAATAATTCTTATACTGAAAAAAATAAGAATCAAAAAGCTGAACAAAGTTGGGTTTCTGGTGAAGCTAAACAAGAAGCAGCTAAAAATAAAAAAATACAAGTACCTACATATGTTACAAAGGCATCAAAAAAATGATGCCTTTTAATATTTATAATAAAATATCCTTATGGCTTTAAAAGATAATTTAAAAGGTGCTGGAGATGAGATACAAAGGTTAAATGACCTTGGTACTGAATTTAGTGCCATTTATAAGGATATAGGGCAAGCTTTACAAGGTTTAGCTAGAGATTCTAAAGATTATGGTTCTGGTATTAGAGATGCAGCTAGACTTTCAGCAGATTTAGCTAGGTCTGCTCAAGAATTATCAAGTTTTACTAAAGAAGATTTAAAAGATCGTAAAAAAGCTAACGATTTTGCTAAAAAATCTGAAGATTTAGTTAAAAAACGTCAAAAACTTGAATCACAAATCCGAGTATTTCGTTCACAAGCTGTAAATGCTACTAAAGCTGAACAAGCTGTATTAAATAAAGTTAACGAAAACTTAAGTAATGCCGCCGATTACACGAAGCAAATTGGGGATGGGTTTAATGAAATAGCTGAAGCTAGTGAAAAAATTAAAAAAGCTGACCCATTCGGCAGTCTTAGTGATTTTATAGCAGAAATTCCTGTATTAAATAAAATCTTCCCAGAAATCCAAAAAGCATCTCAAACTTTTAGAGATAATTTTGCTGAAACTGGAAAATTTGCAAGCTCTTTAGGAAAAAGTTTACTTACAGCTACAGGTGCCCTTAGCAAATTAGCTACTTTAGAAGTTTTAAGAAGGGGAGTTGAAGAAATAGATAACGCTCAAAAACGAGTAGTTGATTTTCAAAGAGAAGTAGGACTTTCACTTGAAGAAGCCTCAAAACTTCAAGTTAGTATGTCTACAATTGCTAGTGATAGCGGGAAGGCATTTTTTAACTCAGCTAGATTTGCAGAAGCCCAAAAAGATATTAATAATACTATGGGCACCAACGCTACTATTAGTGGCGACATGGCTGAAAACTTCTCAGCATTAGTATATAGGTTAGGGCTTAGCAATGATGAGGCAACCAGACTTAATTTAATTTCTGCTACTATAGGAAAATCCGCTAAAGATTTAACCTCAGAAACTAAAACTAGAGTTAAATTATTAAATGGACAAAACAAAGTCCAAATTAGTGAACGAGCAATCCTAAAAGACATTAGTCAAACTTCAGCTCGTACTCAACTTTCTTTAAAAGCACAAGGAAAGAGCTTAATTGAAGCAGTTTATGCTGCTAAACAATTAGGTCTTAATATGGGTCAAGTAGAAAAAATAGCAGATTCATTACTTAATTTTGAACAATCTATTTCTAATGAATTAGAAGCTGAATTACTTACTGGACGTCAATTTAATTTAGAGCAAGCTCGTTTATATGCTTTAAATAATAATATGGCTGGTGTAACTGCTGAAATTGCTAAAAACATAGGCAGTGCTGAAGAATTTGGTAGAATGAACCGAATCCAGCAAGAAGCTATTGCTAAAGCTGTAGGTATGACAGCCGAAGAATTAGCTCAGTCTTTTGCTTTTCAAAAACAATTATCTAAACTATCTGAAGATTCTGCTTATAGAGATGCTAAAAGTTTTGAAGATTTAAAAGCTAAAGTAGCTTTGCGTGCTAAAGATGTTGGTTATACTAAAGCATTAGCCGAAATTGGAGAAGGTGAATTAAAAGACCAATTAGAAGCAGCTACTATTCAGGAACAAATAACTGAAAAACAAGCTAAAGCAGCTGACGATATGTTAAAAGCTTTAGGACCAAGTGGGTTGCAAGGTACTTTAGAAACTTTAAATGGTTCTATTGATTTACTTACAAAAGCTATATTTGCTTTAACAGCACTTCAATTAGGTAAAACTGTATTTGATGTAGCTAAAGGATCTAAAGATATTTTTAAAAACTTTAGAGGAGCAAAAGTAGCAGCTAAAGATTTAACTAAAGAAGCAAAAGTACTTACAGCTACTATGAATGCAACCGGTAAAACGGTTTCGGGAGCTGCTGCACAATCAGCAGTTAAAGCTGGAACTGCAACAGCAACTAAAACCGCTGGAAAAACCGCAGCAAAAGCCGCAACAAAAATAGGAGGTAAAGCTCTAGGTAAATCTTTACTTAAAAAAATCCCAATTGTAGGAGCATTAGCTGGTATAGGATTTGGATTAAGTCGTTTAGCAGAAGGTGATGTATTAGGAGCTGTGGGTGAAGTAACCTCAGGTTTAGCCAGTACTATTCCAGGGTTAGGAACAGTAGCCTCAATAGGTATAGATACTGCTTTAGCAGCTCGTGATATAAGCAGAGAAACTTCTAATGAAATTGAAGCAGAAGACTTTACTATTAAAACTCACCCAAAGGACGAAATAGTAGTAGCTGGTGGTACTAATTTAAGTGGTGGCTCAAACCAAGAAATGGTTTCCTTACTCAAAGAACTAGTTTCAGCTGCTAAACAAGGACAAAATGTTACAGTAGCTATAGATGGTACTAATGTCTTTAAAGCTATGAATACAAGTAAATACATGAGCTAAATTACTCAATATTTATAATAAACCTTAAATTTATAAACATGGGACTATTAGATAGATTACTTAACCCAAATGCTGTAGGTGGTACTTCACTTACTGCTTATCATGGAACCACCCCATCAGTTAATCCATTAACTACTAAATCATCTAAATTACACGCTGATGGTAGTGCTCCTGGATATTCACTAGATGGTTCAAATAAAAACCAAGTAACTGCGGATTATACCGAATATAACGATGGTTATAATAACGCTTTACCACAACCATCACAATTGGATTTGAACGGAAAATCTCCATCTAAGTACTTAGATAATCCACCTAGATAATGTCATTACTCCAAATACTTACTGACCCGCAAAACTTTA